AGTTACACCAGCCGTAGTTAATGCTATTGAAACAGTAGCTAAAGAATTTAACAGAAAAACAGAAATAAAGAAGGTTGCCTAATGCCAAATTTAATTGTATCGGCAGTCAGCACCTTTGATAATAAAGGATTAAAAAAAGGTCAAAAAGAAGTAGGTGTATTTGAAAAACGAGTAAAGAGTTTTGCTAAAACCTTTGCTGCAGCATTTTCAGTAACAGCATTAACTAGATTTGGTAAAGAAGCAGTAAAAGCATTTGTAGCAGATGAAAAAGCCGCCAAGTCTTTAGAGCAACAATTAAAGAATACTGGTTATCAATTTAGCGCACCAGGTGTAGAGCTGTATATCGCTAACCTGCAAAAAGCAACAGGCGTACTAGATGATGAATTACGTCCAGCATTCCAGCAATTATTGACAATAACAGGCTCAATCACTAAAAGCCAGGATGCATTAAACACTGCATTAAACGTAAGCGCAGCCACAGGTAAATCATTAGCATCTGTTACCACAGCCTTATCACGTGGCTATGCAGGTAACACCACAGGTCTAAGTAGGTTAGGTGCTGGTCTAAGTAAAACGCTATTAAAAACTAACGACATGAATCTGATCATGGGTGAACTTAATAAAAAGTTTGCCGGACAATCTGCAGCCAGATTAACTACCTACGCTGGAAAGATGGATCTATTAACTGTAGCAGCCGCTAATGCACAAGAAATTATCGGTAAAAGTTTATTAGATTCTTTAACTGCATTAGGTGATGATAATAGTATTGAAGGTTTAACAAAGAACATGGAAGATTTTGCCACAGCTACAGGTGATGTAATTTATGGCCTAGGCATAGTGGCTAAAAGAATTAAAGAATTAACAACCATACCTGGACTGGGCGGTCTATTTGATGTTAAAAATATACCAGTCCTAGGTGCTTACTTAGGTGGCTTGCAACAAATAGGCCAAAATGCTAGAGAAAGAAACAATTCACAATTCAACACAGTAGCCAGACCATCTGCTGCAGAAATTGGGATTCAACTTAAATTATTAAAAAGCAAAAAAGAAGAATTAGCAATACTTAACAAAAAGAACGCTGCAGATAAAAACGTAGAAGAGTTAAAAAAGAAGTTTGATTTAGAGCGCATAGGACTTACAGCTGCATTAAACGCTGCTACAGATGAAGAGACTAAATTACGCCTAAAGGCACAATTAGCCATATTAGATAATAACGATGCTTTGGCTAAGAAGTTACTAGCAGAGATGGAAGCGGCCGAGGCTGCTAAAAAGTTAGCACTTGCTTTGGGCACAGTCGGTGATGCAACTATTGAATACTTTAAGAAACTAGCAGAATCATTAGTTGGCACTATGGGTTATTTTAATATGAGCATGCAGCAAATATTAGCTGAAAGACTTAGAGAATCTGGTAAAACTTCTTTAGGTGGTGGAATGACTGGTGGTGGATTTACACCATTGACAGCTAGTTACTTCCAAAGTCTAGGTAGTCAATTACAGGGATCATCATCTTATGCTGGCATGAGTGCTGGTCAAATATCATTAGAAAGAGCTAGAGAGTCAGGAAATAGATCATTAGACGTTAACTTAGTAGTTAGTGCCCCATCGGGTGATGCATTTGCACAGTTAGTAGCTGAGAGTATTCAGGTCGCTGGCCGCACTGGATTTAGCACTACACCTAATGGCGGATTACCTTAATGGCAGTACCAGTAATAAATGCAATAATTAACTTTAGCACTGGCCCATCATTTGCTCAGGCTATGATCATTGACCAAGGTATATTAGGCACTAATGTATTGGCAGATTCAGCAGCTGTAATTGTAGATGTATCTAATCAAGTTAATCGTATTGAGACTAACCGAGGCCGTACCGCTTTGTCAGATCAATTTCAGACAGGCGCACTTACTCTACGTATTACAGATCAAAATGGCGATTTTAATCCACAAAATGTAAGCGGGCCATATTACAATTTATTAACACCTATGAAAAAAGTGCAGATTACTGCAACCTTCAATGGCGTTACATATCCCATCTTCTCTGGATTCATTACGTCTTATGTAACTACATACCCAGGAGAGTCAGACGACACCGTAGCCATTACGACTATACAAGCTGTAGATGCATTTAGATTAGCCCAGATAGCACAGATCAGCACAGTTACAGATGCCACTGCTGGACAATTATCTGGCACACGTATCAACAAGATATTAGATCAAATTGACTGGCCTGATTCAATGCGTGATATAGATGCAGGTCTTACAACTATGCAAGCAGACCCAGGCACTAACCGCACAGCCTTATCAGCTCTTACTACTGTATCCATTTCAGAGTATGGTGCTTTATATGTAGATGGTTATGGCTCATTTGTATTCCAAGATAGAGCAGTAACCGTTGGATCTATTGGTGCCACACCTACAGTCTTTGCAGATAACGGCACAGGTATTGTTTACTTTGATGCAAGTTGGACATTAAATGATGTGCTTATATTTAATAAAGCCACTATTACTAGAAGTGGTGGCACAGCACAAATAGCATCTAATCAAGCCAGCATAGATAAATATTTTCTGCATAGTTACTTCCAAGACAACCTACTTATGCAGACCGATGCAGTAGCCCTAGATTATGCCCAGGCTTATGTGGCGAGTAGAGCTGAAACTACGATCCGATGTGATGCTATTGTCCTAGACCTATACACGCCTAATTATGATACAGGCGTAGTTGCAGCCCTAGACCTAGATTTTTTTGATCCTATAACCATTATTACTACCCAGCCAGGTGGATCTTTGCTTGAGAAGACCCTGCAGATTTTCGGTGTCCGCATGAATATAACCCCGAATAGTTGGAAAACAACCTTTACAACACTAGAACCTGTCATAGATGGGTTTATAATAGGCAACGTAGATTACGGTGTCTTAGGACAAAACGTACTATCTTATTAAGGAGATATAATGGCAACAGGATTTCCAGCAGCTACAGGTGACGTACTTACCTCTGGCATGTTTAATGGTTTAACTTCATTTACAGTAGGCACTGCTAACACTGCAGATTACACAGCTGTATTAAATGACCAATATCAGGTATTAGAAATAATGAATAAAGCAACAGCAATAGCATTTAAGATTCCAACCGATGCATCTGTAGCATTCCCAGTAGGCACAGCAATTACAGTGTTAAACATAGGCGTAGGTGATTGCACAATTAGTGCAGTAACACCAGGCACCACCACAGTATTAAGTGCTGGCGCAGTAGCAGCATCACCAATTTTAGGACAGTATAAATCTGCAGTATGTATTAAAACAGCTACTAATGCTTGGTATGTTGTAGGCGGAATTAACTAATGATTGGAAATATAGTTGCAGCGCAATTAGGTATCCCAGTACCAATACCACCATTGAATGTAGATTATTTAGTAGTTGCAGGTGGTGCAGGTGGTGCTAGTGGTGGCGGTGGCGCAGGTGGACTAAGAAGTACAGTTACTGCAACAGGTGGCGGTGGAACATTAGAAACTGCTTTATCTTTAAGTATAAGCACTAATTATACTGTAACAGTTGGTGGTGGTGGGGTTGGTGGTGTGGCAAACACAACTCGTGGTACAAATGGTGGTAACTCAGTTTTTTCTACTATAACATCTACTGGCGGTGGCGGTGGCGCACCAACATCAGGTGCAGGTAGTGGCACAGCAGGAAGTAATGGTGGTTGCGGTGGTGGTGCAGCAGCAGAAGGTGCAGTTAATTCAGCAGGTGGCACAGGTGCAGCTAATCAGGGTTATGCAGGTGGTGATAATGGTTCTAATAGAAGTTCACCATATTCTATTGGCGCAGGCGGTGGCGCAGGTGCAATAGGTGGTACTGGAATTGGTGGCGCAAATGGTGGTAATGGTGTAGCAGTTTCTATTACTGGTTCATCTGTAACTTATGCTGGCGGTGGCGCAGGCGGTGCGTTTGATGCTGGTTCAGGTGGCACTGGTGGCACTGGCGGTGGCGGTGGATCTGGTGCATATTCAAGCGCAGGAACAGCAGGAACAGCAGGCACTGGTGGCGGTGGCGGTGGCGCATCAATTTCTCAATCAGGCGGTAATGGTGGTTACGGAATTGTAATTCTTAAATATCCTGATATTTATACAATATCAAATCCTGGTGGTGGATTAACTTTATCTACTGCCACAAGTGGTGCATATAAAGTTACTAGCGTTACAGCTGGTACTGGAAATGTGAGTTGGGCATAATGGCACATTACGCATTCTTAGATAAAAATAATATTGTTACCGAAGTTATTGTAGGTATTGATGAAACCGAAACTATTGAAGGATTAGATACAGAGACTTGGTATGGAAACTTTAGAGGTCAAGTATGCAAGCGCACTTCATATAATAACAATATTAGATATAACTATGCAGGTATTGGTTATACCTATGATGAAATTAGAGATGCATTTATAGCACCAGAACCTGCTAATGCTATTGGCTTTGATGAAGTTACATGTCGCTGGATTGCACCAGAAACTAAGTTATGAAGCCATGGCTATGCGCTGCAGGTACACAGTTAAGAGATCAGATTGATACCTGGTACCCAGATCGTCGCTCTACCAGTGATGGGTGGTTGGGTGATGCTCGTCATTCCGCCACAAAATCGGATCATAATCCAGATGCAGATGGGTGTGTACGAGCCATTGATGTTGATTCTCGCTTGGATTCATCCGAAGGGATCTCAATATATTTGGCTGACCAGATCAGAAAATGTGCGAAAACCGATAAGCGCATATCTTACGTAATCCATAATGGCATGATCGCTAGCAAGATACTTAATTTTAAGTGGCGTAAGTACAAAGGTTTTAACAAACACACAAAGCATATACATATTAGCTTTACAAAGTTAGGCGATACAGATAGTAAGCCGTTTGATATACCACTACTAGGGGGTAACTTATGAAGATCAGTGAGAAACAGAAAGCAATACTTAAATCATACTTTAGGGGTGTGCTTGTATCATTCTTAACATTCTTAGCAAGTAATGAGTTAGGACTAGATCCAGTAGTGTCTGTAATTGTTGCAGCATTAGCAGGACCAGCAGCTAGGGCTTTAGATAAATCCGATAGTGCTTATGGCCTCGGTGCAGATGAAGCATGAGTCCGGCAGAGTGGGCTGGCTTTGGGGCTGGCGTATGCGCCGTAC